CGGAGCAGTTATAGTTTCTGCTACTGGAGCCGCTACTGCTACTGGTGCTACTGGAGCCACTGCTTCTGCTACTGGAGCAGGTGCTTTAGTTCCTTCTGGTGCTTGAATACCATATGGTCTATAGTATTGACCAAACTTCTCAACATCATATGGTTGTCCATCTACACTTGCTTCAAACATTTCTTTTATTACTGCAAGTTCAACTTCTGTTGGTTTCTTAGGAAGAAAGTCTCCTAAGTTATGTAATCCAAAACTCTCAACTGCCGCATTTTGTGCTTCAGTTAATGCAGTTTCTTTCCGGGACCACTTACTAGTACTATAATCAGCATACTGACCTTTTGTAGTTTTAGTAATACGGAAGTCTAATCCTTTGCTAGAATCAGTTGGAAGTTCCTGAATATCTGGATCCATTAATGCATCTTTAATTAAGTTAAAGATACTTGGAGAGATAACAAATCTGCGAATTGGATTCTCAGGTGTATTATCATCTACTAATGGGTTTTCAGTTACAAACCCTTGGAAGATATAACTTCTCTTCTTCCAATATTTACGACCCATGTCTTCAAGAGATTTGTCAGAGAACCAACCACGTACTTCTGAAAGTACTGGACAAGTTTCGTTCCACATCTCTACGCAAGGTACTTGAACAACAACTGGTTTGCTATTCATGTCTCCTTTAACACCTGAGAATGGAAGTCTAATCATTAGTCTTTCCATCCAAAAGAATGTGTTGCTGGGATCTGCATCCGGAAGGAAACGTAGTACAGTTGTACTGCCTTCTGGTATATTCCAATGTGGGTAAATTGCGTTGTCGCCGCCGCCTGTTCTATTCTCTGAACGAGTTTCTTGGGATTTAAGTTTTGCTCTAATTTCTGCTAAAGATGCCATTGTATTTCTCCTATGTGCCTAGTAGCCTGTTTTGTTTTTGTTTTATGTGCCTATAACGTATACACACTGTTTATATAGTATACGATATTGTATTTAGTATGTCAATAAAAAAATTCATCTTTTTTGACTTAAAAAAAATAGCATCCGAAGATGCTATTTTGTCTATCACTTGGGTAAATGATTTTTTAGAATGATGCAGACACTTTCATCTGTACTACTGAACCATCATCGTCTGTTGACGCTTCACCACCGTTGTTGTAATCATAATCAGTATAGTTTACAAAAACATTTAATCCAGGAGCAATATTTCTTTTAACTTCTAACATATGTTGTGTTAGTTCTTCTTTTTCTGTTCCAGAAACATCTAAAGCATCTTCTGAGTTCATTGTTGATACTGCTATTGTTGTATCAGTATTAACTGCATAACTTGCACCTACACCTACTGTATCTATATCTTCATCAGCACCTTTGACTTTACTCATAGCCGCAATTAATGTAGTTTTACCTAATGCTAACTTAGCACCAATGCTTTGTGACTCGTTGTCAACCGCACTTGCTACTTCTTGCATTCCGTTAGTATAACCAATTTTTAATGCATCAATTGTATAACTTGCACCAAATGATGTTGAATCAGTTGTGCCTGCAGCACCTGAGTCATAGTAACTTACGCCTGCTTGAAAGCCACCGATTGTTGGACTAATATAAGATGCTTTAGTTAAATCAGCACCATATGTCTTTTCGCCTGCGTTTGATTGGATAGTAGCACTAGTGTATGTACCAGTTACTTCTTCAGACATAATGTCTTGTTCACCAATGCCAAAGTTATCAGTTACTGCATCATTACCACCTAAGATAATTTTACCTGCACTACCTGAAATGTACAATGATGACTCATCAACAGTTGAACTTGAATCGCCAACTGTTGTTAATTCAACAACATATCCATATTCTAAGCCTGCGTCTGTTTTATTTGAAAAAGTAAATTTAATTTCGTTATCTGAGTTTCCCATTGAACTGCCATTATTAGCAGTAATTTCTGAGTCAACATCTTTATAGTAGAACTCTGTAGTTCCAGAGATAGATACTTCTGCTAATGCAGATGTACTTAATAGTGCGGCGGCCACCGCACTGATTGCTAGTTTTTTCATTTTATTTTCCTTAAGGTTGGGGGGTCGGAATAATATTCCGTGTTAGCATTGCTCATGTTTATTTATTGAAGTGGCAAAGAGTAGCACCTAAAAGTGGTGCTACTTGATCGATTTTACAATTATTAACTTATTTTTTATTTTCTATGTCTCTTAATTTGTTCATTTCTCTTGCTACTAAACTTCTTGGTGTAATCTTATATCCTTCTTCGCCTGGATATATACCAAAGTTACTTTTTGCTCCTGAACCTATGCCTGCCATCTCTTTAAGTTTTTGAAGTTCTTGGGCAATCTGTGCATCTTCTTTTGTAACTTTATACTTTTTGCCGTCAACTTCAAATTCATCTTCGCCTTTGTTTCTTGCATCTTCTAGTTCACCAGAGAACTTATTTCCTTCAGTTGGCATGTTGTCTGCACCTTCTCTGAAGCTCTCCACATAGTCAATGCGTACAAAGTCCATGATATCATCTGTATATGTTAAGGCATCGTAGTCTGCTTCATCAACAAGTGAACCGTCAGTGTATCTTACACCATAGTCGATGTTAAAAATTAAATCACTAAAGTCTTCCATATCATAATCAATAGTACCAGTGTCTATTTCGCGTCCTTTGAACATCACTTTGTCACCATCGCCTCCGTACTCTTCATTCATATCTTTTACTCCGTTTCCGTTCTTATCAATCCACCAATCTCCGGATTCGTCTGACGATTCGTGTGAGCAACTTGTAGTAGGACTGTGCATTGTATCTCCACAATCTTTACATTTATAATTTTGATAACCTTTCATATGATCTTCTTGAATTTCTGCTTCGTTTACACTCTCGTCCATTGACTCACCGATATCATACATAAACAACTTACTGTATAATTCTGAGTGGTCTTGTTTGATTGCATATTTTAACTCTTGCATAAACTCTTCTCTTGCAATAGTATCCGATGGACCTGAACTTGCAAGATCAACAATGTCATTACCATCAGCATCACCTTGTTTCATAAGTCTTTTAATTGCATCAATCTTATCCTCAAGATCATCAATGTTTACATAACTCACAATATCATCATCCATGTTAAACACATCAGTTTGTATTTGTTTTGGATCTGTTACACCTTTAGCTCTTACTTCTTTTTCTAATTCAGTGTAAGCATTATTCCACTCGTTAGCATCTGCTTCATATGAGGCTAACATTTTTTCAATTGCTGGCTTAACCATGTCAAGTGTTACACTATCTCTATCAGTCTTCATTGATTCTTCACGACCAGTGTTAGTAATTTCTTCTGGATCTTCATCAAGGTCAACATTAAATTTCTGTGATGATTCGTTCATCTCATAATGATCTTCTATTATCTCATCTATGATTGCTTCGATATTCTCGCCAATAACACCACCAAATTGATTCTGTGCAACTTCTTCCATTTGTTCTTGTATGTATTTTCCAACTTGGTCGTCGTTGCCAGATGCCTGATATATTACGTCGAATGCGTTATCGTCTTGAGACATTTCATGCACTAGTTTACTTTCAGGGCTTACAAAACCTTCTTGTATTGCACTTTCTTTTTTAAGATTATCCATTGGAACATCTAATGGTAGTTCCCCTTGTGCTGGACTCATTGCACTATCTTGTCCATATGTTAACTCATCAAATATCATATCTAAATACATAGTAGGGAAATTTGAATCTGCAAAATTATCTATTGAACTTTCTATCCAATTTAATATTATTGGTCTAGCATCTGCTTTTGGATTTTTATCTCCTGCATCTCCTAATTCGTCATACAACGTATCATCACCAAAAGCAAAACTAATTGCATCTGTTGCACCTTCACCACCATCACCCAATGGTATAGGTTTTTGCATTAAGTCTATTACTTTTTGTACTGTATCTTGGTCACCTGGTAAATTCCAAGTACCTTCAACAAGTCTATCCATTGAACTCTCGTAAACTTTAAAATGCTCCATCGGAACTTCAACCACATGACGTTCGCCACTTGTATTTTCTACAGTAGTTAATACGTTATTCTCTAAAGATTCTTTTTTATCTTTCATTTGTTTAATATACATACCTGCAAGTTTTACTGCCTTGCCTTTGTTTGCTTTAAACTCTGGATCTTCTTCTTGTTGTCCAAATACACTTCCTATACTTCCAATCTTTTCTGCCATTACTTCTGCAAAAGTTTTTACACCATCGTCTGTTGCTCTTTCACCAATGTCAACTAATATTAAGTTAAGCAAGTCGTTACTACTTCTGTATTTTACATTCTTTAAAATATTTTCACCAGGTGCTAATTCTAGTTTTTCAGGTAAATCAAATGGTCGTTCTGGAGTATCACTTCTATCTCCCATTCCCATGTTAACTTCACCGTATCCAGGTTCTTTAACATCACTGCCATACTTTGCTTCGAGGTCTTGTGCATCTTGACTCCAACTACCAATCTCTTCGCCATCTTTCATTGCAGTTGCACTGTTTACATCACCAACAACTTCTGCACCAGCACTAGTAGCACTCCTGACCCATTTACCATAGTCGAAGAATTCGCCTTGTTTCTTTTCTGTAATTTTCATTGCTTTCCCCACTACACTTAAACTATCTTGTAGTTTATCATCGAATACATTTCTAGTTAGTTTTGCTTTAAGATCATTTATATCATCTTCTGAAACTTCAATGTCTGATGGCTGATATGCTTCGAAATAATTAACATATCCTTTTTGTTTACTGATGGATTCTAATGTATTTTTTAATCCGTAATATCTACCTGTTGCTCTTTCAATTATATCTTGTGCATCTTCATTTACATAATTTTGACTTTTAACACCGCGAACAAATGTTTTAAGTTGTGACATCTCTGACATAATTTCACCAATATGCATTCCGTGTTCGTCTCTAGGATACCCACCGTTACTTACGTGTCTTGCCATTGCCCTTGCACCTGGCAAGTAGTTATTCTCAAATTTAAATCTTTCTCCTTGAGAATTTTCAATGTAAATTGCTTTTATGTTTCTGCTTCTAGCACCCATCTTATCTTCATCAACTGTTCGGTTGTGTTGTACAATTAGTTTTGCATCATTAAGATCCTGATAACTTTTTTGCTTACTTCCGTATAATTTGCTTTCCATGGTAAGTTCTTCCTCTGTTTTATTCTGTTTTGATAGAAACGCAAAATCTTTTTTATCTAGTCTTGCTTTGGAGATATTCTTTGTTTGATAATTAAGCATATTACGAGCAGAGAATTTACTTAGTCCTTTTAAGAAATCATACCATTT